TTTAAGATAGAGCCAGATGATATATGGCTTGATGGTGGATCACACATAGGTGTATTTGGCTTATATGCGGCACAAAATGGAGCAAAAAAAGTTTATTGTTATGAGCCAGAAACAGAAAATTACAAAATATTACAAGAGAATATTAGATTGATTGGATCAGAATATCCTACTACTTTAGAATCATTCCAATATGCTATTAACCAAACAGGCGGTACTCATAGCTTTACTATTGCACCTAACACTTGGCGGCATTCATTAGTAACACATTATAAAAAAAAACTACCTACGATTGAAATAAATTGTATGAGCTTTGATGATGTATTGGAAAGACATCGAGATATAAACTGTATTAAGTTAGATATTGAGGGTTCAGAGCTAGAGATTTTTCAACATGATCATAACTGGGTTAATATAAATAAACTTGTATTTGAATATTCTTTCACTAAAAATAGGAAAATGCAGGATTTTTTTGATTGTGCAGAAAGATTATCTAAACATTTTCATGTGGATATTCAAAAGAGTTACTATAACCAAAAACATCAAGGACAAGATGGTTATTGGGGTGGATTCATAGATTCAATCATATTCTGTAAAAGAAAGTAAAAAGGACATAATGGCAAGACCTATAAAAAAAGTTGACACACAAGCTATAACTAAATTAGCACAATTACATTGTACTTATGATGAAATTGCAGAGTTTTGTGATGTATCTACAAAGACGTTACAACGTAATTATGTCCACCTAATAAAAAAGGGTCGAGAGATGGGCAAAATAAGTTTAAGACGTGCTCAATTTGAGAAAGCATTAAGCGGTTCAGTACCAATGCAAATATGGCTTGGAAAACAACACCTAGACCAAAAAGATAAGATAGAACAAACAAGCTATAACGAGCCATTACCATTAATCATAGAAGCTAAAAAAATAAATGGCTAAAAAAAAAGGTAATCTTTATGGTAAGGTTATTGTTTACGAAAAAAAACACAAAGGTACTTCAATAGGTAGGATTACAGGAAAATCTAAAGTTAAGACAATGAACAAATCTAAACGTCAAGGTAGATCAAAAAAACAAATGAGATATCGTGGACAAGGAAGATGAAACGTTCTAACTTTTATCCAAATGGTGAGTTCATTCCTTACCAAATGCCACAAGATTTTAGACTAGCAAAAAGAGGTGAGGGTAGCTGTGGGAACTGTGGAATGTTTTCTCAAAGAAGAATGTTTTGCGGTATATACAGGACGCAAGGTGTTAAAGATGTTTATACTTGCAACAAATGGCGACCTAGACATTTTCAAAGATAATGGAATTAATTATTTACTATGATGGTTTCTATTCGTTATTTCCTGTTACTAAAGCTATGTTACAAAACGTAGTAATCTTACCAGAAATAAGCTGTTTTGATTTATGTGATATACTTAGATTGAAGCTAACAACTTATCATGACTATCCGATTAATCAGCATGTGATGAACGATGGTAGCGGTAACTTTTTTGGGTGTATATGTAGATAAATTATGATAATAACTTTGTATGGCAAAATACAGAGGAAGAACAGTAAAACTTAACACTCCAACTAGAGGTGATGTAAAGAAGTTCAAAGTATTCGTCAGAGATAAACGTACAGGCAATATTAAAAAGATAAATTTCGGTAGTAAGGAAATGAGTATTAAGAAACACATTCCAGCTAGACGTAGGTCCTTTTTAGCTCGTATGGGTGGAGTTCTAAAAAAAGTTAGAGGACAGAAAAGTTTAAGTCCAGCATATTGGTCAATAAGGAGTTGGAGATAATGAAAGTAAGTGAGAATACATCAGTATCAATGCCTATCAAAAATATGATAGGAATAGTTATAGCAGTAGCAATGGGTATATTTGCATATACAGAAATAACTGCAAGATTAACATCACTTGAAACATCTAGAGAGCTTATGTTAAATGATTTACTCAAAGCTAGTGATCAGAAACCTATCGATCAGGAACAATTTCTAATACAAGAAAGTTTAGCAAGTGATTTAGAAAAATTAATTACAAGAGTTGATGAAATGATGCATAATGGAGTTAACATACAACGTATGATAAAAGATATTGATAGACTACGTACAGATGTAGAAAAATTAAAGGATAAGGTAAGAGAAAATGGAAATAGTTATAGCTCTAATAATGTATCTGAATAATGAACTTGTTGAACACACATACAAAGAATCATTATCTAAATGTTTGAAGTCTAAACGAATAGCAATTCGTGAAGTAAATCCACAAGCTGTAAGATTCGAATGTAAAAAAGTAAAAGCTGAAACAGAGATTTACATGGGTCAAAAAAAGATATTAAGGATTGTTAATGACTAAAGAACAAATAATAAAAAGACTAGGTTTAATTAACAAATTACGTAAAGAATTAAAGAATAGAGGTCCTGCGGATCTAGAAGTAAAGATTGCAACACTAGAAAAAGAAGTAGATACACTTAAAGCAGTTATTGATTTAAAAGATATTGAGATCAATACAATCAAAGCAAATCTTGAAAAAATAAAAGAACAACATAATCAAAAAATAATTGATAAATGGGAAGACGATGTAGCAAACAATACTCCGAATGATGGGCAGTTTGAATGAAATTTATTCTAACTTTTTTGTTATGTTCCGTAATAGACGGAAAGACTACTTGCTTACCACCTTTTCAATCCGAAGTAGAATATGTAGATGCTTATGAATGTATGTTAGATGGTTATAATCAATCATATAATAAAATAGTAGAGCTTGGCAGAGAAGATGTTAATAAGTATAACATCTACATAAAATTTGGCTGTCATGAAAATCAATCTAACAAAACCGCAGTATCAAATATCATCTTCTAATAAAAGATTTAGAGTTTTAGTTTCAGGTCGTAGATTTGGTAAAACTTATTTATGTATTACTGAAATGATGAAGTATGCTAGTAGAGTAAAACAAAATATCTGGTACGTTGCTCCAACTTTTAAGATGGCTAGAGAGATTGCATGGACTAAACTCAAAGATATGTTACATCAGTTTAATTGGATCGAAAATGTCAATGAATCTAATTTACAAATAACGATAAAAAAAACAGGATCAAAAATATCATTAAAAGGTTGTGAGAACTACGATGCATTAAGAGGTGTTGGAATAGATTTTTTAATACTTGACGAGTTTGCTGACATTGATGAAAAAGCATGGACAGAGGTCCTTAGAGCATCGATTGCAGATACACAAGGAGATGTATTGATGTGTGGTTCTCCTAAAGGTTATGGTAATTGGTCTTACAGAATGTATCTTAAAGGTAAAGAAGATGAAGAATGGGATAGCTTTCAATTTACTACTCTACAAGGTGGTATGGTTCCGAAAGAGGAACTCGAACAAGCTAAACAAGATGTCGATATAAGAACTTACAGGCAAGAGTTTGAAGGTACTTTTGAAAACTATGCTGGAGCAGTTTATTATAATTTTCATCCTGTTGATAATGTTAGACAAAGTAATATTGATTGGAGCAAACCATTACACATAGGATTAGATTTTAACGTAGATCCGATGTCAGCATCAGTTGCACAAATAGAAAAAGATACAATACATTTTAAAGATGAAATAGTTATTTATTCAAGTAATACTGATGAAATGGTAGAGGAAATAAGAAACAGATACGGCTCTAAACAAAAAATATTTTGTTACCCAGACCCAGCTTGTAGGCAAAGAAAAACTTCTGCTGGTGGAAGAACTGATTTAACTATTTTACAAAATGCTGGATTTAATGTTAAATGTAAAATAAAACATAGTCCTATAAGAGATAGAATCAATGCTGTTAATTCAAGACTAAAATCAGCAACAGGGAAAAGACACATATTTGTTAATCCATCTTGCAAAATTATTATTCGTGGGTTACAAAGACAGATATATAAGGAAAATACAAATATTCCTGATAAGGAAGAGGGCTTTGATCATATGAACGATAGTATTGGATATTTAATCGAAATAGTAAAACCTTTAATCGCAGATCAAAAACCTTTCAAACCAGTAAGATGGACACATAAATAATATGGCTTATTCAAGAGATGATGCTTACGAAACGCATAAAGATTACAAAGAGAATGTAAATCAATGGGAATATTTTATTCGTAGTTATAATGGTGGTTATGATTATACTATTGGTCAATATTTAAACAGATACAATCTCGAATTAGATAACGAATACAATCAAAGACTTGGTAACACACCATGTGATAACCATTGTAAAAATATCATACAAATATATTCATCATTTCTTTTTAGAGTAAAAGCTTCAAGAGATTTTGGAGAGATGGCTGATGAGCCTAGTTTAGAAGCATTCTTAAAAGATGCTGACCTAGAGGGTAATAGTTTTAATACTGTGATGAAACAAGCACAAATATATTCATCAATCTATGGTCATTGTTTTTTAATTTTAGACAAACCAACAATACAAACAAGAACAAGAGCAGAGGAACTAGATCAAGACATAAGACCTTACATATCATTAGTAACACCAGAAAACGTTTTAGATTGGAACTTTAAACGTGAAGTAAATGGAAAATATTATTTAGATTACTTAAAGATTAGAGAAGAAGTAGATAAAAATGGTGGCACGTATTTTAAACTTTGGTATCCTGATAGAATAGAAACATTATACTCCGAAGATGATAGATCAGATCCAAAGACAATAGATACTGCCGATAACCAGATCGGACGAATACCAGCAGTTATTCTTTACAATTCAAAAAGCCACAAAAAAGGTTTAGGAATTTCCGATTTGGCAGATATTGCAGATTTGCAAAAAGCAATCTATAACGAACTATCAGAGATCGAACAATTAATCAGATTAAC